GCCCGCCGGTACGCAAGTATGCTGGATCAACTCCAGCAATACTGCTGCAGGTGTGCCGCCCGGCCCACGATAATCGTATACCGCCCGGGTAATAAGCCGGCCACCTCGATAATACAAGCTGACATACTATATATATTACCTTAGTATTCCCAAATTTTACATACTGTAAAAGGTTAAAAAGCATACAAAAAGGATATGAGTATAAGTGATGATGATATTAAAATACTCGTTAAAAAAAACCTCGCACGACTTCGCAAATCAAAACGTATCGCTAAAAAAAAAGAACAAAAAAAGCTGGATAATAATGTAATCCCCGTATCTACTGAGATTGTTTCGCAGCCGCCAGCCAAAATCCCTGAGCCTGCCAAATCTTCTATACCAGATATTGACAGTAATAACACGATTGTGAAAAAACGTGCCATTAACTCTCTCGTAAAATGTACTAACCGGCAGCTGGCAGTTAAAACGCTCCTCGAAAACTCAAATTTGTCCCAACGTGAAATAGGAGAAACACTTAACTACTCAACTTCTAACGTTAAGAGAATTAAGGGAAAATTGGATACTATGTCCATTGTGAGTCCTCAGACGCTTCGGCTCGCTCACAAAACACTAAAAAACAAAATGAAGCAAATTCCTATAGAGGTAGAGAAAATCATAAATGGGGAAGTAGTAAGGATTAATGATTACCCCTCTCATGCAGTAGCTCTGGATGCTGCCAAACGTGTTATAGACCAGCACGAGCCAATTATCCAGCGCCATCAATCCGCAAACATCAATCTTAATCTCTCATCCACTGACTGGGATGGGTATGATAAGTTCCGCCGTAAAGAGTAGTAATCATACCATATCTTGTCCCCTCAATTTGGGTAATCAATATGTAGTACAGTCGTTTGTCAGGCATACCATCCGTTGTGATACCTTGTAACATTACTACCACATAATTATTATTATCAGCCGTTGTTTATATTTTATACAGATACATTCCCGCAGCCATCCCCACCACCCCTAAAGAGGCATCGCCTAAATATATTAATCGGATACCTTCTTGGGCGGCTACAAAATTTTTATAAAAAGTTATTGACAATTCCCTAATTTGTATTACAATAACATAATGATACCAAGGAATTATCTTAAGCAATGTATATGTGGAGTGCAATATTGGGGTAATAACGAGGATAGAGCATGTCTTGAGTGTAGTGCAGATAGGAAGGCCAGATTTACAGAGAGTAAATGTGCCTGTGGCTGTGGTAAAGAGTTCCTGCGTGAAATAAGAAGGAATCCTATTTACGAGAAGAAGTATTTTAATAGGGCATGTCAAATGAGGGCTAGGAGGCGTACTGAATCCGGTAAGGCATATATGGAGCTTTATAATAAACGGTATAAGAGGGCTATGCATGAATGGTTGTGTAAATTCCCATCTTGTGGCAAGAAGGTAATAAGCGCACGTAGGCGTAAATATTGTGATGAACATAGCCGATAATCAATTTCCCTCATAGCTCAAAAGCAAGACGATGGTATTTGCATAGGGTGCGAAAGATTTATAGTAATAGTTGCTGAAATGGAGGGGCCGGAAGATTATGAATATACACTTGCAGAATTGAATTCCGGTTATCCAGTTGAACTTTTAAAAATACATGGTATTTTAAAATAAAAGAGGATTTATGATGGGAGAAGAAAATATTAAAATTTGCAGAAAATGCAAACAAGAAATGAACATTAGTGCTGGTGTTGAAATTAATTTTTTAATACTATCCAAGAGAAAAATGTGCGAATGCGATGACAGGGTAATAATGGTCTGTTCTAACGAACAATGTGATCTGTATGGACTTTTGCAAGTGTCTATTGAATAAAAGAGTTTTGAAGTTTTAAATTCTTCTTGACAAACCATATAAAATATGCTTATTGTATTGCAATTTAAAACAGCAAACAAAATATAATAAAATATTATTTGATTTAATTAAAATGGATATACAAGGTTTGTATGGAATATGATTTCAGACCGATAGAAATTGTTGATTTTAAGCCTTTGCCAGATATTAAATATGCACATGATTATCTAGGTATATTTGCGGAGATAGCTAAGTTTAACAGTACAAAAGCCAGTGTGGAAGAAAAGTTTATATTTGAAGCGAAACGATGGCGATATTTAATTTGTAACGATTTATGGTTTATTTTATATTTTATTTTGAAAATACCAAAAGTTAATCATCCTTTTGTAATTAATTATTGCTGGGAAGTAGAGACGGGTCCCAAAGATAAAACTTTAGATATTGGCTCAAGAGAACATTTTAAAACATCAATAATAACAATAGCTGAAACTATAAAATTTCTTCTAAAACATCCTGAGCATTGCACAGGAATATTTTGTTATGTAAGGGATCGTGCTGAAAAATTTCTGTTCTCAATTAAAGAAGCATTAACAACAAATGAAATATTACTAAAATTTTTCCCGGATGTATTATATAGAAATCCTGAAAGAGAAGCGCCTATATGGTCAATAGAAAAAGGTATCGTTGTGAAAAGAAAGTGTACAAGACCGGAACCGACAGTGGGCGCTTATGGATTAATAGAGGGTATGCCGACAAGTATTCATTTAGAACGCAGAATTTATGACGATATTATTACTGATGATATTTGCGAAAATTATGAAATGATAGAAAAAGTAAAAAAGAAATATGATATGAGCCAAAGCCTGGGAAAGGAAGATGGTGTTCATAGAGTTGTCGGCACTTATTATGCCTATGATGACCCTTTGATATATATCAGAGACAAAAAACATATTTATGACAGAGAAAAACCTATTTACCATTTAAGATTCAAACCAGTAACCGATGACGGCACTCCTAATGGTAAACCAGTATTTGTATCTGAGGAATATCACGATTTTCTAAAATCTTTAAAGACTTACAATTCGCAATATTTGCTTAATCCATCCCCCACAGAAACGAAAAAACTTAATAAAGATTGCTTGATAATTACAAAGCCGCAGGATATGCCAGAGAGACTATTCAAGTTTTTGATTGTTGACCCATCAGGTAAGAAAGGAACTGGCGACCCAGTGGCTATACTCCTCGTAGGAGTCAATCCCGATAAAGATGATAATGGCGCCAGTAATATTTATATTCTTAATGCTATTATAGAAAAATATCCATTACCTGAGTTTATCTTACAAGTGGTAACTATGTATAAGAATGGTGGTAAAATTCTCAGGATTTGTGTAGAAGAAGTCGGACAATCAACAACAGAGGTACATATTAAAGAAAAATTAAATGCAATGGGCTATTATGTTTCTACTGAAAATGATACAATCCAAATTTACAAACCAGCCAAAAGGTCAAAAACAGCAAGAATTGAAGAACTGTCTGTACCATTAATCAATGGTAAGATTCATATTTCTTCGGCAGTCCCACAAAGATATATTGATATTATAAAATCAGAAATGGAAAATTTCCCTTTTAGCAATGATGACCATGCAATAGACATTTTATCCTATTTCGTAATTGACACATTACATGACTATCCATTCCCAAAAGTTTATACAAATATTCAGATTGCTAAACCTATACCAATGGGAGCGTTTACTTGAATGGCGACAAGGAAACAAATATTAATGGAATTGATTTCGTAGATACGATCAATCCTTTACATGGACAGAAAATGATTTCTAAAGAACAACAGGCGGCTCTGAGAAAAGAGATTCTCGATGAGTATTTAATTGATTATACAAGAAATATATGGTCGTAGAGTTGGTAAATTTTTTATAGAATTCCGTTGGAGTTATGCTAGGACATATTGTTAGTACGGTTAAATTTGAAAGAGTAAAATAATGGCAGGATTACTATTAATAAAAAATAATCAGCAATTAGACTCTGAATTGAATCAATATGAAATTGATACAAACAAAAAACAATTCGAGTCCAGCCTTGCTTCTTATATTCGTGATGTTTGGGAACAAAACAAACGTGCCAAGCTGGATGTTGAACAACGGCTTCTGAAATCACTTAGACAGAGAAATGGTGAATACGACCCTGCGAAATTGGCAATGATAAAACTTACGGAAGGGTCTGAGATTTTCTCGATGTTGACCTATATCAAATGTGTTGCTGCTGAAGCATGGTTGGCGGAATCCTATTCTACGGTAAGGGGTAAAAGTTGGTCATTAGCCGCAACGCCAATACCGGAATTACTGCCAGAAATTATAAATAAAATTAACAATAGGGTATTAGATCAAATATACATTGCAACACAAGTATATCAAATAGAAACCGGTGTGGAAGTCACCCCTGAAGAATTTAATGAACTTGCACAATTACATGCAGATGAACTAAAAGAGCAAGTTGTTGAGGCTATTGAAATAGAAGCTAAAAAAGCTATTGATAAAATGTCAAAGAAAATTGATGACCAATTAGCAGAAGGAGGTTTCGAAGAATCTTTTGCAGACATAAGGTCTGATTTAGTTACATTTGGTACAGGAATAATGAAGGGCCCAACGCCAAGACGCAAAATAGATGAATTAAAACATATTCAGACATCTGATGGAGAATGGGATATAGGTTATGGTGATGAAGTCCTTGTGGAATTTGACAGATTGAGTCCATTCGATGCTTACCCCGAAGACGATGCAGTTGATATTCAGGAGGGTAATTTTATTGAATATATGCGTATGTCTCAGCCTGATTTTGGTGATTGCTTGGGGATGAAAGGATTTAATGATAAATACATACAAACCGTATTAGAGGAAAGCAAATATGGTAGTTCGTTGACACGCTTGCCAATTGACCAGGAAAGGGCTAATATAGAGGGTAGGCAGGGCAATATTGGTAGTACAAAAAGGATAAATATAATAAATTTTTGGGGAAGCGTTCCTGGTGGATTACTTCTTGAATGGGGGATGGATGAATCTCAAATTCCAAATCCTAATTTAAATTATAATGTAAATGCCTGGTTAGTTGATGGTACTGGATATGTCGTAAAATCGGTTTTGAATATTACTAGGACTCGCCCATATTCGAAGATATGTTTTGAGAAAATACCAGGTTCGTTTTGGGGTAAAAGCCTGCCTGAAGTTGTACGAGATGATCAGGATATGTGTAATGCGACTGCACGGGCAATACAGAATAACACGGCTTTTTGCTCATTACCTATGTCTCAAATAGATGTTAGCAAATTAGTCGATGGTTCAAATTCAACAAAATTATGGGCTGGCAGGACTTTCCAAACAGATACAAAAGGAATGAATGCCGGGAAAGCAGTTGAATTTTACCAACCACCTTCTGTTGTTGCCCATTTGCTTACAGTATTTGATAAATTTAGCCGTAGTGCGGACGAGAAAAGCGGGATACCTGCATTCGTACATGGGGCTGCAAATAGCGGGTCAATAGCCAATACTGCATCAGGTTTTTCGATGTTTATTTCAATGGCTGGTAAAATTATAGCAAATTTAATACAACATATAGACAGAAAATGTGTTGCAACTATTATTAAACGAACCTATAATTACAACATGATATACGACAAAGACCCCTCTATTAAGGGCGATGCCAATGTTGTAGTAAGGGGTTCAAGTTCTCTTATCGTTAAGGAACAAGAAGAAATTCGCAAAGCTGAGTTTATGAGAGATACGAATAATCCAGTTGATTTGCAAATCATGGGAGTAGAAGGCAGAAAGGAATTACTAAGGGATAGGATTAATTCTATAAATAGCCTGGATGCGATTAAAATTATACCGGATGAACCGATTCAGTTTTTCCCAACAGGCGGGAAAGGGGTTGTTCCACAAAAAACATTACCAACCAGAGATGTTGCTGGGAATTTATCAGGTGGTGTCGAGGTAAATCAATTTCAGGAAATTTCAAAAAAAGGTGGAATGTGACATGAAAGAAATACAATTAACACAAGGCAAGGTAGCCTTAGTTGCTGGTGAAGATTTTGGAAAGTTGAATCAATATAAATGGCATATTACAAAAAAAGGTTATGCCGCAAGGAATATTGTTTTAAATAATAAAAATAGAACGCTTCGTATGCATCGGGAAATCATGAATGCTCCTAATGGTATTCAGGTTGATCATAGAGATAGAAATAAAATAAATAATTGTAAATACAATTTATGGTTTGCAACAAATCAACAAAATTTATTTAATAGAGAAATGCAGAAAAACAATAAATTAAGAATTAAAGGTGTTCATTGGCGCACAGGCGTAAAGAAATTTCATGCGCAAATAAAGGTTGGTGGTAAGAAGGTCTTTCTTGGTTTATTCCATGTTATGGGCGATGCTGATAGTGTATATAGGATTGCCGAAGAAAAATATTTTAAGGAATTCGCACGAAAGGTATGCTAGACCATGAATTATAAAATTACAGAAAAAAAAGTTTTGAATAAATGCTAAAATATATAGGCGAACAAAATGAAAGATTGCTTAAAGCACTTGTTAGTATTCAGCAATATCCTGAATGGAAGATTATCAGGGATTGGATTGATGAAAGCATGGAAGATTTATTGATAACAAGTGCAAGGGAAATTAGCGATGTAGAAACCCGATGGAAGCAAGGCGGGGCTATAGAATTATTGAAAATACGTGAAAAATTTGATAAGGCTAAAGAGGCGATTGAACGGATTAATAACCAGAAATGACAGAAAATAATGACCAGAAACTTAAAAAAGCACTTGAATTTATTAAAGAGGAAAAGATATTAATGCCCGGCTTCTACGGTGAAGCTGGAATTACTTTTTCTATAGAAAATGGGAATATACAAGATGTAAAAACTTTGAAATTAAAGAAACATAAATAATACAGTATCTAAATGAGTTGTAAATCAAATACCTAATAGGCTTGATTTACAATATCCATAAAGGGCTATGGTGATTCAAAGAGTTAAATCTTTGAATTGTCATAGCCCTTTTTTTTGTTGTATTTTTACTTTGTACTGAATACTTCAATGAAGCTCAGTATATAGTTTTGCGAATACCTTACATAAGGCTCGCACATTACAAGGAGGTTGCAAATGGCAGGCTTACCATCAGTAGTAGAAAAAGAAGGAAAAGAGGCGGATGAATTGCTTAGGCAGATTGTTGAGGCTCAAAAGGCTTCGGAGAATACCGAGAAATCGACTCCCGAATCTGAGAAAACCCCAGAATCTATACCGGTAAAAAGTGATTCTGAGCCAAAGGAACAACCAGAAAAAGTTGAAGATGAAAACGATGAGACATGGAAGCATAAATATGATGTGCTTATTGGTAAGTACAATGCTGAAATACCTCGTGTTTCGCATGAAAACAAAGAATTGAAAAATCAGATAGATGAACTTCAAAATACTATCAATGATATTCAAACAAAGTTTGATGCTCAGCTACAAGAAGTAAGGAATGTTGAACCAAACAAAGAAGTGGATTTGGCAATTTCTATTATAGATAGAGAACTCGGTACAGAAGTATCGGGAGCATTATCTAAATTGCTGGATTCTAAAACAGGCAATATTCCTAAAAAATACGAGGAAAAGGTATCCCGTCTTGAAAAACAAATAAAAAATACTACGGAAAGACAGGTACTTACTGAAAAGCAAGTATATAATCAAAACCTTAATCGTCTGATACCGAATCTGGTAGAAAAAAACAATAACCCGAAATGGTTGGAATTTCTAAGCGGTATTGTTCCTTTTAGTGGAGGCAGAACATATCAAAATATACTCGATGCAGCACATCAAAACTTGGATGCTTTAGGGGTAGCAGAGATATTTGATTCCTTCTATAGTCCTTCTAAATCTAACGGCAAAAAGCATGATATTGAAGAAATTCTTGAACCGGGCAAACCTAAGCCTAATAAAACCTCCAGTATAGGTGAAAAGAAAATTTATTCCAAGAAAGAAATTGATGAATTCTATCTGGATGTAAGGCAGGGTAAATATGCAACAAAAGATGCAGAGCGAAAGAAGATTGAAAAAGATATAGACCTTGCCATTACTGAAGGAAGAATTCAGTAACCATAAGGAGTTAAACAATGACTGTACCAATTGCACCAGGGGGGATTGATTATACCCAATCAGGGGCCGCCAAATGGATTCCCTATGTATTTAGCAAAAAGACAATCACGAAGTTTTATGATGCAAGTGTTATCCCTGCTATTGCAAATAGTGATTATGCAGGCGAAATCAAAAACATGGGTGATAAGGTCGTTATTAGAACCGTGCCTGATGTAACCGTTAATGACTATACCAAAGACATGGTAATAACGTATCAAAACCTTAATTCGGCAGCCGTTGAACTTAATATCAATAAAGCGAAATATTTTGCATTTAAACTCGACAAAATTGATATTAAGCAAATAGATATTGATATGCTGGATAAATCGGCACAGGATGCTTCAGAGCAGATGAAGGTTAAGATTGACGATGGATTCTTGGCTGACATTTACACAGGCGCATCTTCTCTTAATAAGGGAGCTACGGCAGGCAGGAAAAGTGCTGATATAAACCTTGGAGCAACAGGGACTCCGATAACAATATCAAAAACAAATGTCCTGGATTATATCGTTGATTGTGGTGTAGTTCTCGATGAGCAAAACCTGCCAGAAAGTGACAGGTGGATAGTTATTCCAGCCTGGATGTCTGGAATGATAAAGAAATCTGATCTTAAAGATGCCTCCTTGAGCGGAGACGGTACTTCTATTTTAAGAAATGGCAGGCTGGGTTTAATTGATAGATTTACCCTTTTCAATACCAACTTATATACAAAGGTGACGGATGGTGCAAATAGTTGCTATAACATCATCTTCGGGCATAAGAGCGCTATTTGTTTTGCGGCCCAATTAACAGAGACCGAATACTTCGACAAATTCGAGACGACCTTTGGTTCTGGTATGAAAGGTTTGAATCTGTATGATTACAAAGCTACAAAACCAGAATCATTCGGAGTGCTTTACGTCACAAAGTAGGATTTAATTCAAATCAAATAAGGAGGTATGGATAAGATGAAGAAAAGATTTCTGTTTATTGGTGCAATACTTGCACTGTTGTTAGCAATACCTACCGTTGGTTATACCGCAACGGTAGATAAGACAGGGGGGGCTGTATATGCAATCCCTCATAGTGGACTCAATAAAGTATTTGTTCTGTCAAATACGGTCGATATTTCTGGTGCTGGCAATGCAGATATTTATCAGGCATTGCCAGTAGGCACTGGAACGGTAGTCTTGAATGTGTTTACGAAAATCATTACAGCTAATGATGCCGCAACGTCAAGTGCCGCAGATGTAGGAGATGGTACGGACCCCAATGGTTATGATAATGCAGTGGATATGAAGGCTACTGCCGGGACATTAGCCAAAGGTGTTGGGGGAACGGATGCTTATATTACCAATGATGGTACATTGTATACCTCGGGAGATACCATTGATTTAACCTTTGCTGTTACTGGGACCAATACGGCTGGCAGTGTAAAGGTAATGGCTCTTTGTGTTGATTTAAATTAAGGAGGGAAAAATGCAGAAAAGACTGTTTTTTTGGGCAATAATCCTTTCCTTGTTTATCAGCATTGATAGTATTGGATATGCTGCAAGCAGAGAGGATTCTGTCGTAGGTAGACTTACTATTACTGGTGAAACCATATCGGGAGTTACAAGACTCGAAATGGATGCCTCCGGTAAGGTATTGTTGGCAACGGGAACAACCGTTCCTGCCAATGGTACGTCTGGCTATGCCAAGGGCTGTATTTTCATAGATACAGACACAGCAACTGGTATTTGTGCCAGATATGAGAACATCGGGACTGCGGCATCATGTCAATTTAGAGTTATTGGTAATCACGTTATTGAGTCGAATAGCGTGACTGCTATAGCAACGACCACCACTACAAGCGTATATGTGACAGCGCCAGAAACTTCCAGGCTTACCAGCGTGTCGTTTGCTGGTTCTAATGGTTTTGGAAGCTCATCCAGTAATTATATTGATTTCGATATAGTTAATCTTGGACAAGATGGGACAGGCGCTCTAACATTGCTGCACGGTTCAAGCACAACTAAGGGTACTGCTGCTGGTGGTTTGGGTGGGCTAGGAACAAACACTACGTTTCCATTAACGCTTACTGAAACTACTTCGAGTTTGAGTGTGACTAAAAATGATCGACTTAGACTGGATGCTGCTGTTGTTGGAACATTAACTACACAGGTTACGTATCCTTCATGGCTTCTTACTTTTGCTGGACAGTAAACAAGTCAATACCAAGGGGAGGGTGATGTTGACTCCCTCCCCAATGGAGATTCTTATTGAAATATTACGAATTACAGGAAAGAGTAGAATCGAATATCAGGAAGAAAAACCTATCGTCTATTATTCCTGATTGGATTAATGAAATCCGTGAAGATATTTCGAAGAAATTCCCACTTAAATTCCTACTCACTTCAAAACAGATAACCCCAATAGCCAGTACATATTCTTATACATTCGATAAAGGAGAAAGTACGGGTCGATATGGTGGATTCTATGATAATGTAAATTATGACGATGGCACGAAAACGATTTCTTTGGATTATGCAAATTCTGATAATTTTGGAATTCTGTATCCGGTGCAAAGTGCTGGTATCCCAAGTTCATATACTGTTAGGGGTAATAAATTCACAATAGATAAAATTCCAAGTTCTATTTCTGCTGAGAAATTAAATGCTTCTTATTATATGCTGCCCGATAAATTAACAGATGAATATAATGAGCATTACATAGACAAACAATATTATGATGCAATTATAAATTTGGTATGTGTTAAAGCATTGATTTTTACTGGTGATCAACCTGAAACATTAAATCGTTATCAATCGTTAGCTGCTGATGCCGTGGTTAGTATGGTATTTAATGAATCAATTATAACTGTGCCTAAAGAAATTATATTAATGAAATTCGGCTTATTACCACAACCAGAGGAAGTGTGATAACATGACTGATATATCTACTGATTTAATTATTCAATGGGATATTGCTTATAAGGGTACTTATAGGTCTATAACTGCTACGAAAAGTTTTGTAGATATTAAACGTAGGATACGGTTATTGCTAAAACCTGAGCATGGCGCATTTATTGATGATTGGATTAGGGATGCGCAGACAAGGCTTGAAGATGAATTAAGACTTCGGGAGATGGAAGAACATATTAAGGATACGATATTAGAAGGAAATAAATCTATTCGTGTTCCAAATGATTACCTGGAATTGATAGATATTTATATTATTGATAATAATACCAGGGCCCCTCTCTATGATAGATTTCAACCAAGAAAATTTATAGAGACATTTAGAAGTGTTGCTACTTCAAACAAAGGAATGCCGAGATGGTTCTCGATAATAGGTAAAACTATTGAATTCGATAAGTATACCGACAAAGATTATGAATACGGTATTCTCTATTATAAAAGACTCCCTACCTTAGTGGAAGAAGATGATATTAACTGGTGGACTGAAAACAGAAGCGATTTATTGTTTTATGCGTCTTTGGTAGAAACGATTCCATTTATCGGGGAAGATAAAAGAATTAATTTGTGGCAAGGCAAAAAGGATAGCCTGATTGAGGCTTTAATAACTAAAGACAAGAAGGAAAAATGTTCTGGCAATGGTAATCAATTATATTCTCCTAATTATTTTGAAAGTGGTAAGTAGATATGTTGCCTTGGCATAGAAAAACACAAAATTATGGAAATTATTGGCATGTGAATAAGAAGAATTATCCATATCAAATATTCTTTTATGAAAAAGAAGGCGATACCTATTCATGTAAAGACAAATTTCCAATTATCTGTACTGGTAAAACAATATTTACCAAAGATGCTTTTGCCGATTATATTCAAAAAGCTCTTGCTCAAATCAATACTTTGGATATGGGTATTTCATTTGAATATAAAGGCTATCAGTCCACAGATAAAGATGATTTGGCATTCCTTATGAAAGATGGTGTTAATGCAATGGTGTATTATTTTAAACCCCAGTGGGGGGGGCTTTCTGCGCCTTTTTCAGAAAATGAATTTGGAATTAAACTTGCGCTTATAAACAATGTGCGAAAAGAGTGGTTCCTAGGAAGTATTCGCCACGAAATGACACATGCACTTGGATTTGCCCATAAAGACGATGATTATAAAGGAATTGTGAAACAATCCGTAATTGCAGGGATGGATGGATTGGGTGAATTTTCTGCCGATACAATACATGGCATAAAGACGATTTATGATATTGAGAGCAAATATATTATAAATGGCAAAATAGCGATAAATGGTTTTGAGAAAGCACAAATTTTTATATACGATTCCAAAAAGAAAAATATACTTTATCAATCTCCAATAGATGCCAAAGGATATTTTGAATTCAGATTAGACTATCCGATTAAAAGATTTAATATGCTGGCTATTGCAAAGAAAGACGATATGTATTGGTTCGGAAAATTAAAAAAGAATAGGGTTCTGGGTCGTAGGATGAAAGGATACAAATTCAATGAATTGAAACTAAATGATTATTGCAATGACCTTAAATTTATAAAAGACAAAATAGGAGTTAGTTTGTAAATTATGGCTGGACTTGAATCATTAACTGGTGATGATCCTTCTGGTTCTGAATCACCCACACAAGGCGACAACAGAATCAGGGAATTGACTCAAAAGACAAAGGAGTCTATGTCTAAAGAGCATACCCTTTCTGGAATCCATGCTATTTTGTCAGGCACATCAACAGCCAGGCCAGCCGCAGGAAATAAGGGCAGATTATATATCCTTGAAAATCCAAGTGTTGCAAAAGAATTACAATATGATAATGGTTCATCGTGGGAGACTATCACTAAAAACCAAACAGTAATTGACCAAATAGCAACACTATCTGCCCATATAAGTTCTAATCCTGCTGACCATGCCGATGGTAGCATCAAAAGTAAGCATTTGGCTACAGGGATTCTGGCAAAGAAGCATTTCAGTAATCTTCCGTCTTTTGCTAATAACAATGATTCCGTTGTAAAGTTAATCGATGGTTCGGAATTGGATAGTACATGGCATACACATCCTGAACCAACGTCTGCGTCAGGAATGGTTACATTAAATTCAGTAACAGAATTTGTTACTGGAAAAAGTAATACGGGTGTAGAGGTTACAGGCCCAACGGTATTTACATTTTCTAATGCTCAGGTTCCAGATGGAGCAGTTGCCGTAATTTTGGAGGGGTGGGGAAAAATTACGCTTCAGGATGTAAGAGAAGATGTCATTTATACCCCTAGCATTAAGATTAGAAAAGATACTAGTAGCCAATATAGAGTATTGGTAGGTGGTTATGTAGGGTATTCTGGCACTTGGGATTATGGTATTTATTCATTGGGATGGAACGGACAAGGCTTATTTCCAGTAACTACAGATAAAAAGATTCAATATCTGGTAGAAGGTTTTAATATTAAATGGGGAATTAGTATTGTCGGTTATATTTAACTGAAAGGTTAAAGAATGGCAGTTACAACTCCTACAGAAATGCTACTTGCTACATCCCCTTGGCCTAGTGGCGCCACGGTACAATATAAAATAATTGATGATGCCGGAACTATCAAGCAAAATTGGACTGCGACAGGAGTTATCGAAAGGGAAATAGACGCAACTGCCGCATTGTCTATATATCAAGTCGTATCTGCAATGTCTGGTGGATTTGCAGGTTTCTCTGGTCATGTATTTTGGAAAACCAGCGATAGCCCCCCATTAATACAATCTCAGACCCTTAATATTGAGGGCGATGTAGGCACATTATTAACGAGATTGTCCAGTGATAGGGCAAGTTATTTAGATAACCTCGTCGATAGATTGACTCCACCGATTATAACAAGCCTTGCTGCATGTGCGGGGACACTTACTTCTGGAACATATCGCTATAAATTAACCGCTATTAATGCTGCCGGTGAAACCGGTGCGTCTAATGAATTGTCTGTTGTAACGGAACAAGTACAAACACCTGTCAATGCTACATTCACTGTTGGTGCTGGTACGCTTGCTCCTGGGACATATTATTATAGGATATCCGCAATTAATGCTGTTGGTGAGACGTTGGCTTCAGTTGAAACGTCTTTAGCATTAGTTTCTACTGGAGGCGTTAATGTTAATTGGGCGGCTGCAAGTGGCGCTACCGGATATAAGATTTATGGCAGGAGTACAGGCGCTGAATTGCTTATGGCTACCGTTGGGGCAGTCCTTACATGGCTCGATGATGGTTCGGGAACACCAAGCGGTGCATTGCCATCAGGAAATACTACAAATGGCGTTCAGGTCAATTGGGATGACCCTGTAGAAGGTGTGGCAACATCATTTAAACTTTACGGTAGAAAAGATGGAGATTTTGGGTATTTAAAGACAATTACTGCTCCTGATAATTCGGAAAATGACGATGGTTCGTTATCGCCTGATACGGCTATACTACCACCATCTGTAAACGATTCAGGACTAGAGTCTTTATCATACGAAATTATCAATAAAGCCGATGCTGTAAAGACACAAACGGATAAATTAACATTCAATGCAGATACTATTTTGGAAGCTGTAATTGAATATCCGGCCGGATATGTAATAAAAACCGATCTGAATAGCCCGATTTATTTTGCGACATCGCTTACTGAGGGAGCAACGAATTATTGGCAGGGTTCTTATATTTCCTTCACAAGTGGCAATTTAAAAAATCAAACACGGAAAATTGAAAGTTATGACGGAAGTAATAACTTTATAACCGTTACGGCAGCATTTACAGGTATACCATCGAATGGTGATACCTTTGTTATTGTAAATAAGTGATATTTTTTTAGATAGGAGATATTTATGAGTGTATCAGCAACTGATATAAAATTTTATCTTACTGGCGGGGCGGCAAATTCAAATGTAAATGCTTCGCTTGGTGGCACTACATCAAGTGTAGAAATAACAACGGCGGTACTAAACAATCTGTTTGATAATATTAGCGCAGCAGAAGCTCTTGCTGGTGATAATGAATATAGAGCAATTGCCGTGAAAAATACCCATGCTACCGATACTTTATATTCAGCAAAGATATGGGGGGATGGCAGTGTCGAAGGAAGTGGATATACTTATCTTAATCTTGCCGTGGATTCTGGTACGCAATCAGTAGCAGACGAATCAACTGCACCAAGCGCTCCATCGCTTTCTTTTGATGTATATCCTGTCGAAGGAAATTCCCTTTCGTTGGGAGACATAGCTGCTGGTGCTCAAAAACGTATTTGGATAAAAAGATCATGTAATGCTGCTGCCGCTGCTTATAGTGCTGATTTAGTAACGCTCACGGTTAAGGGACAGACTACGTAATGAGTTTCTTCGTACTGGATGGTGTATTTGATGTTGAAGAAACATCTATAATCAAATGGAATATTTTGGATTATGGAGATGCTAGTAATACGCTTGAATTAAAATGGGATATTTTTAATGATGTTGAAAACGAATTGGAATTAAAATGGGATATTCCAGAAATACCCACAGTTGACAACTCGGTTGAATTACGATGGCATCTCCTTGAATTTACAGATTATTCAGATTTAGAATTGCTATGGGATATAATCAATTACGATATTCCCGAATATCAGTTTACAACTGAGAAAAGAGTAAAATCATTTATATGAAGGAGAAGTTTATGCCAATATTTCACAGTACAGAAGTACGTTCAAAAGCTGATGTTGATAAAGTTACAACGGATAGAATTAATTCACTATTTGACAGTCCGGCAGATGAGATGAAATTCCATAGACTTGCATTAACTGGATTCTATTTGCAAATGAATCCAATGGCTCAAGGCGGTAGCAGACGGGCAGAGATTCAACCGATTATAGAAAAGGTATTGCCAAAATTTGTTGAAATAGAAAAAATTATCCGTGAGGGCCGAGAGTTTAATAAAGAACAGAGGTGGGTTTGAGTTATATTGTATTTACATTAGCTGTTAGTGGTTTTGGATATGAAGTCAATAGATTTGGAATAAAAATCAGACAAGAATATATACCAGCCATTTCTGGTAATACTATAATGTCTCAATCTCAAGCCAATAAACTAGGTGATTTGGTAGATAAGAAAATCCAATTCCATCTAAACCCCGCCGTAACGGTGCAGCAAGTTAATGATTTATTGAATAATATAAAAACGGCAACACAAATTGTTAATGAAGAATTGGGAATTTAAAATATGGCATGGACGCAATTAACAGATTTATTAGGAGCAGCTAGATATTTAGCAGTAGGGTTTAGTATTGATACTACAGGATATGTGGGGCTTGGCAGATTAAATACAGGCGCATTGAGTAATGATTTTTGGGCATATAATAGCACACTTAATACTTGGTCACAAAGAGCTAATTTCCCGGGAGCAGCCAGATATGCTGCCGTTGGGTTTGCTATTGGTACAAAAGGATATGTAGGTTTAGGAGCAGATGCTCTTAATGGATATAAAGATTTTTATGAATACGATCCATCAATTAACACATGGAAGAAAAAAATTGATTTTCCTCAATCAGACAGAAGGGGTGCAGTTGGATTTGGAATTGGCACAAAAGGATATGTAGGGCTTGGTTTATCAGTGGCCGGTGCAATATTATCTGATTTTTTAATGTTCGACCCAGCAGGGACTGGAAGTTGGGTTTCAATTGCTACTTTTACTGGCGGTGTTGGAAGATATGCCTCAGTAAGTTTTGTTATTGGAACAAAGGGATATGTAGGTCTTGGTGAATTAGGCTCAAGCAGAACCGCTTCGTTTTACGAATATAATCCATCAACAAATACATGGCAGGCTAAAGATAACTTTGGCGGTGGAACAAGAGCTTTTTCCGTTGCGTTTTCCACAACCGCAAATAAAGGGTATGTAGGATTAGGATATGGGGATGCTTCGCCTGTTGGATATAAAACAGACCTTTGGAGTTTTGACCCTACATTAGGGTCGGGTTCACAATGGGTAAAAGTATATGATTTTATAGGTTCGGCAAGGTTTGCTGCCGTTGGGTTTGCTATAGGAGTGAATGGTTATGTGGGAACAGGAGACACTGGTAGTCTATTATTGAAAGATTTTTATAAGTTCGACCCGACAACTCTATTTTCTGTTACACAGATATTAGGTATAAAATGGCATATTTTGCAATCGCCTTCGCCAAAAAGCATAGTATTAAAATGGGATATTTTAGATAAATCTCCAATAACTAAAGATTTAGTTCTGAAATGGGATATTTCAAATTATGTATATATACCAAATGTGGACTGCGTTCTGAAATGGGATATTTTACAAGAAACCCAGCGAAGTATTTTGTTGAATTGGAATATTGATGATAAATCACCAATCTCGTCAAACCGAATTTTAAAATGGGATATTAGAAATTATACACAAGATAAAATATTAAGTTGCAAATGGGATATAGAAGATAAAACACCCGTATCAAATAACTATATTTTAAAATGGGATATTTATGGTTCCGTACAGAAATCTATTAATTTCAAATGGAATATAGATGGTTTACATGATACACAAGATAAAACATTAATTTGCAAATGGGATATAGGTGGATACATACAAAAGGATTTAATTTTTGAATGGGATATTGGAGATTTCTCAGATGTTTACCCTATATTGATTTTAAAATGGGATATTGAACCGTTTGCTAGTTCTCCAACACAAACATTACAATGCGTTTGGGACATTGGAGGTTCAATAGAGAAAAGCTTAATTTGCAAATGGGATATATTTGATGAAGACGGCGCTACCGGATATATTTCTGATGAATTAATCCTTAAATGGAATGTTGACGGGCGCTCTGATATTACAAAACAAATCGTATTAAAATGGAACATTGCAGCCACGGTAATAGCGAAAGATTTTATTTTAAAGTGGGATATAGAAAGTGAAATAAAAAAGAAAATTGTATTCAAGTGGGACATTGATTCTCAAGGCAAAGCCAAATATAAATTTGAATCCGAGGAAAGAAACAAGACTTTCAGAAGAGAAGTAATCCGTAGAAAACAATTAATTACAACAATTTAAGATGAATATAATAAACAAACATCCTTACGAGAAATTTCCTGTCTATGCTGATTTTTATATCAATCTCGATAGCAATGAAACTTTAAGTTCTTATAGCCTTGTCTGTATAAATTTACAGACCGGGACAGGCAGTAAATCTACCGTTGTTGATTCTGATAGCATTGACGGCACGAAAGTAAGGATTGTATTAAAGGCAGATGCACCGCAAGGCGATCATAAAATTACGGCAAAGGTAAAAACGAGTAATGATAATGATTATGAAATTGATATTATTATAAAAATAAAAGATACAACAGGGAAGGTAGACAGGTTTACAAAACAGGTCTCAGAGGAATTTGTAGTAATCACTGACTTTTCCAATGATTTGGCTTCAGGCGAAACCATATCAAGTAGCGAAGTAAGCGCCATTAGGTTATCTGATGGGAGCGATTTAACAAGTAATATTATTGAATTTAGTCAAAAAAGTTCAAAGAAAATACTCGTTGGGGTAATGAATGGCACTGATGGGGAATTGTATCGTATCACAATAAAGGTACAAACTTCTCTTGGATATAAATTTCAGAAAAATCTAATTATGAAAGTACAAGAACGCTAATGCCTTATACACAACCATTCAGGCAATCAACCAACAATCCTGGCATAGTAACCAATGCGCCAACAACGGATGTGGTATGGTCTACTGGCAGGAACATCAGATTCAAGCATGGATGCGTCTATAAGACGCTAGGTAAGACATTGCTTGCTACTGTGCCAAATAGCTTGCCAATTAGAGCAATGTTTACATTTAGGGCTTACGATAATGTATTCAGAACTATAGTTTGTTGTGATACAAAAATCTATGCCTATTCGAAAGAATTTGAGACATATTCGGATATTACACCAAGTCCAGCGCCTGATTCAGAATCAACAGATATTTGGCAATTTGCCTTAGTTGGCGGGTTGCCCATACTTACCAATGGTATTAATGGTATATGGAAATGGGCAAATCTCGGTTCTGTATTGCAAAAGTTGAATATTCCGATGGCTAAGTATATGATAACCTCTATGCACAGGCTTTTATTAGGCTCAATAACTGAAAGCGGATATAATTATCCGGCAAGGGTGCGTTGGTCGAAAGCGACAAAGCCAGAAATATTTGCTATTGGGAAAGATGGTAAAGGTGGTAGGGCGGATTTTGTTAAAATGACTGGTGATGGTATCGAGGCATTAGAAAGAATTGTAGGGTTTAGTAATTATAAAAACAGCGTATATGTATTCACAGAACAAAATATTTATGCAATGGATCATTACCAATCTCCTTATGATTATCAATCCACTATTTTCGCAGAAGGCGTTGGGCTTGTCGGTGCAAGAGCTGTAACGAAAGACAAGTTTGGTATTAATTACCTAATAGGGCAAGAAGATTTTTATATGATTACCGATACGGTGTCGCCTATAGGTTTTCCAATACGAAATTCAGTATTTCCAAATCTGAATAAGGATGCAATCAGGACTGCATTTTCATTTTACAAACCAGATACAAAAGAAATATTTAATTGTGTGCCTGTTAATTCTGGCTCGTTTGATACAGCTTATATTTATAATACCGAATTAAAGAATTGGTCAATATGCGATGTTGATTATACTTGCCATACTTATAATTTCAAGCAAGGCGCTTCTTCCTGGGATAATTTGAGTTTTGGCAGTTGGGATGAAATAACAGATAGTCAATGGGACAAGTTAAGCGAAAATGGGGTATTGCCTTATAGTGTTGTAGGTGATACTTCTGGCAATATTTTCAAGCTGGATGATGGAGCTAACAATAATGGAAAAGCGATAGAAGCCTATATAGAAACTGGTGATATGGTATTTGATAGTACGGTATTCAGTAAAAATATTACGGAGATATTTCCAAGCGTAAAACCTCAAAGTGCTGATACGCAATTATTGATACAAGTCGGAGCAAGGGAATCTTTGCATCAACAAATCGAATGGTCAGACCCGATGGCTTATACAATAGGCGTTGATGAAAAGGCGGATTTTTTGTCAAATGGGAAATATGTTAGATTGAGATTTTATACGAATCAGCTAGATGCTGAATGGATACTTGATGGATATTATTTAAACTATACTTTAGGAGGTTTAAGGTGATGGAATTGGTAAAAGAGGTTATAATACCTATGGAGATAAAGACGGAAGAGATGGCAAAACCCATAGCACCTCAATTAATTATTGCATGTGTCCCTTGTGGTACATTTTTCGAGCCGCACCATACGGCGACATGGCGTTTGATACAGCCTTATGTTGAGGCTATAGCAGATAAAACAAAAGGGGAATATACTGGATATGCTGTAAAGCAATCTCTTTGGAATGGGCAGGCAAGTGTCCATTTGGCATATATGGATAATTCAGGAACTGCTACGCAAGACAATAGCATAGATTTAGTTTTTAAACATTTAATATCAGACCCAAAAAAAGATTTTGTTGGATATATAATTACAAGACTTGACCCTGCATCAATGCACATTTGGCAGGTAGAAATCATGCCAGAATATCGAGCTACCAATGCTTTTAAATTAGGTGTTGGATATTTAGATGGATTTGTAAAATTATGGAGCAGCCCTCCCGTTACAATGAGTTCACAGCGTGAAGGATGGCATAAGATGTGTATTGATGCTGGATTTGAAGAACTTTATACGGTTTACAGAAAAGTATTGAAGGTGTAATTTATGAATAGTGGTAGCGGTGCAAGTTCTGTATTTGAAAAACTTTTACCTGATTTCGCAAAAGAATCAGTAATAAAATATTTAGATCGTGCCTGGGATTTTTCTCATCCAGATTTGAATAATTACAATATAGACGCTTTGAATGCCTTAGATACTTATGCCGAATGGAATTCTAATGAACAAGATGGTATTGAGGCATTAGCGTCAAGAGCAGACGAAGGTTCTTCTATTGCCCAAAAAGGTAAAGATTTATTAGAAGATATATTTGACGGGTTAAAATTAAATGCAAACACAAAACTAGATGATGCCTATACCAAAAAAGCAGATATTTTAAAACAACAACTCACAGAAGAAATATTGCCAGAGCTTGAATCAGAAGCACTTTCTTTAGGGATGCTAGGTAGTAGCGGACATAATATAAGGCAAACAAAAGCAGCCGAAAAAACATTAGCAATATTGGTTGAGTCAAGCAAGGATATTTATTTCGATGATTACGAAACTGCAAGGGATATACAGGAAAACTCTCTTGGGCATGGTATTGTATATAGTGGAGAAAGCACAAGGGACGCTGAATTATTAAGGCAGGCAGGCTTATATAAAAGAGAATACAACCAGGGTAGTCTTGAAGATGCTTACCGGAAATGGACTGCAAATCAAGTCCATGCCATTGCGAAATTGGAAATTTTGGGCAATGCAGTTCGGGCAACTGTTGGTGCTATGGTAACAAAAACAGAACCATTTTTCACGCCTAAGCCTATGTCGCAAATTGCAGGACTTGCTATGGTTGGTGCTGAGATGTTTGCGTCGTTTTACAATGGGACTAAACCATCTTCTAGCCAATACTCTCCTGGTGTTTTTGGAATGTCAAATATTGGTGCAAATACTATGGAATCAACAATGAATCCAATGTCATTGAGAATGCCTGGTATTGGGATAACTACGATTGAAGGTATGAAAACAAGTACCTCATTAGGGATGTGACTATGAATGGTTCTAAAGGAACAGCAACAACAGTAATGACTAATTTACCATCCTATGTAAAACCATATATTTTTAGTGGGGCAGGAGGGGCAGCAAGTAATGTAGAATATGGGGTTCATGGATATTTGCCTTGGGCTGAGAGATTATTTGAAGAAAAAAACCCCGAACTATGGCGTTATAATGATGATACTTATGCAAGTCAGGATGGTTATGAAATAAGTGCTATTAATAAATTGGCTAATCGGGGGAGAAATGGCGATTCTCTTATTAAAAACAATGCCATACCGTATATCGAAGGTGTTCTTGATGGTAATTATCTTACAGGCACAAAAGCTGAGTTTATCACAATGCTTGACAAGGTTATAGACAAGCCAAAAGAAACTATCGAGGATATTTTAGATGAAATTGGCATTTCTTTATATGTCATGGGTGATTTATCAAATAGTAACCTAGCTAAAGAAAGCGTTGATGAGACAAAATATTATGATAGAATGGGGGCATTCATAAAAGTACAAAATTACAAATCAGAGCGTAGACGGCAAGAACATGCACTAGGTTACGGTATTGAATATGGTAAACAAGACGTAGTTGATGCTGAAATATTGAGGATGTCGGGACTCTATTTTAGAGAATATGAACAGGGAAGGCTTTCTGATGTTTACAAAAAAGAATATGATAAATTAGTTACCAAAGTCAGGCGGCTTGAAATACTTGGTAATGCAGTTAGGTCTCTTGTGGGTAGCCAATCAGCCAAAACTGAACCTTATTATAGAGCAAGTCCGATTGTTGGTATACTAGGTGGGGCAATGACTGGTGCTGTTTCTGGTGCAATGCTCGCTAGTTCTCTGATGGCAGAAGGGGCAAAAATCGGAGGTATGGGTGCTGGAGCCTTTGGGGCTATTGCAGGTGCTGGTGTTGGCGCTCTTTTAGGTTTTTTATCATCTGGCTAAAAAATTATATAATTAGAGGAGTTAATTATGGCACATGGATTATAAAATATTTATTTATGATAAAATATTGTGCGATGGTAGATAGGGAGAGGGTATTCCCATTCTTTTGCAGGATAAACCAGTCATTGAGACGTATGAGCATGTTTCACCTGAATCAGTAGGAAATATAAGAAAAATATTTTTTTCTAACTTTCCTGGTAATTCTGTAATGTTATCAATGCTAGAAAAGTTATCATGAAATATATTTACAGAAGGGATTAATTATGACAAACGGATTAAATTTATTAACATTAGAAGATGAAGATTTGGTAAAGCCTAGGTACCAGGGACTTGATTTCGAGACCCCTATGATAGAATTACCATCAAAACCTTTGCCAACGACTACCGGATTGAGTCTTGAGAATGAAAATCCTATTTTGTCCACGACTAATACTGATTTTGTATCGAGCATTGCGACTCCAAATTCCCATCAAAAGAAAAAGACCAGTTTTGTTGATTGGTGGAAGAACATGGAACCCGATAAAAAGACAGCATTAACTAGGGGATTGCTTTCTACTGGTTTAAATATGATGTCTTTAGGTGGTCAGACTTATAAAAGACCTGTAAGTACATTGGGTGTCATAGGGCAGTCAGGTATAGCAGGATTAAGGCAATATGAAGATACCTTCGATAGAGAACAAGCACATGGATTTAGAAAAGATTATTTAGATTTGGCGAAAGAAAGAAATCAAATGAAAGCTAAGGCTTATGGCTTAAAATTAGATGCTGCAACAAATGCAATTACTGAAAAACAAAGTGTCAAAAAAACAAAGGCATTAAAGAGAATTGCGCAAATAGATGAAAAAATAGGAAGATATGCAAAGAACAACTCTATAGTTGATTCAGAAGCAGCCAGAAGACTTCAGATGTTTGAGGGGAAAAATGTATCAATAGGCTCTACTATGAACGAAGAAGACAGACAGCGCATTGTAAATTCTTATAATAAAGAACGGCAGACATTATTGCCATTGACAATGAATGACGAAGAATATGAAGAATACAAACAAAATGAGAAAGAGAAAATAATAAGAAATGAAAGTTTAAGAGAAATGGACGTTTATGAAAAGAAGCCATTAAGTGATAAAATCAATGAGTTGGGATTAAGTGGGTTAAGTACGAAATCTGGCGCAGATAAGGCAAGGGGATTAACAACTGAACCTAGGAGGGTATTAGATGAAGCCACTGCGCAGGATTTTATGAATCAAGCTGGCGGAGATAAAGAAAAAGCCAGAGAATTAGCAAGGCAAGCTGGATATAATTTCTAAATATGCCTGATATATTCGATACCCTTATCGTTTCACCAAATAAAACTTTTGATGTTTTTGATAAAATATCAAAACCAAAAGGTGATATATTTGATAGACTTGATTATTCCGCACCAAAAACCTCCCTATCGCCCACACCACCCGGACTTCAATTGGATGATGAACCTTCTATAACTGGATTAGAAGAATCAAAACCATCAGAAATTACTAAAGCCTTAAAGCGTGGCATTATTGGCGTTGGCAGACAGGCAGGATTGGGACTTGAATATCT